CATTAATAACGAAAAGTACAACTATTTATAATTTATTTTCGGGGGGCCTATGTACAACAGTTTATTTACAGTATATAATAGATCTACCCCCAGGGGCCAGCAGGTATAATATTAATGATAGGTTGGTGGTATACCATCATCATCTGCATCTAGTAGATGAAGTGTAGGTTCAGGCTTTACCATCTCAGGATTCTTAGCTTGACTAGCTTCTGTAATAGGTTCTAATCTATCTTGTTCTGTATTCACCATCATCTTAGTATAATACATCGCAACAGCATCATTGACTAAACCTTCTGCAAGGATGCTAGTCTTAGCGATGATGTATTCATCTTCATCACAAAATCCCATCCAACGCGTAAACATGTTAGCTTCTCTGGCGACATCTCCAAGAGCTACTCTTTCTCTGTGTACTTTTAGTGGGCCACGAATAAGCACTTCTTCTCTATCCTCACCGACTACTTCTGTCAGGATCTCTTCTCCGCTAACAAGTTTTATCTGTCTTATATCTCTGCTGATCATGTGAGCTTAACCTCGTGGATCTTATAATTGAACTGCTCTTTACTATATATTTGAATTCGAATTCCGGCATGGATCAACGTAAAGTTCTTCTTAGTCTTCCAATGCAGGTCATCTGATATGTCATATAACGTAGTATCTCTGCCATCGTCTGCTTTTCTTAAACCTCGGCCGATAGACTGCAGCACCTTAATCTGAGATTTAGATGGAGACGCAAAGACAATATTGTGCAAGTTTCTAATATTGATACCTGTAGAGAAAGTTCCTAATGAAGCCACGATGATAGCATCTTTTTCTTTCTCAGTAATAGCACGTATAGTTTCGCGATCTGTAACATCAGTCTCGCCAGACACATAGAATACATTTCGACCTTCTCCTGCTGCTTCTCTAATCAACTTAAATAGTGGTTTGCCGTGTTTGTCTACACGGTTAAACAATACTAATGTGTTACCCTTTTGATCGATGGTTAAGTTCTTAATAAAGTTATTCCGCTTTTGATGAGCGATGATAAAATCTATCTCTTCAGCATAAGTCTTATCTTTTACTGATTTGCATTCTTCGTCAGAATACTTCATTACTAAACATTTGATATCTAACTTTGCAAGTTGATCTGCATCCATCAAAGCTTTAGTTGTAGTAACTTGGTAAACTGGTCCAAATAAACCTTCTAATACAAGTCTATGTGTAAGTGTTCCGTCTAAAGTACCTGTCAAACCAAAACGATATGGACAATCTACTAATTTTTCCATGATCGAAGATAGCGACTTAGCTTGGAATGTATGTGCTTCATCGCCAACTACCATTCTAAATGGTTCGAACCAAGTCTTAGGCAGTTTATAAATTGATTGCCACGTTGTAATAACGATTGGTGCTTGTGTATCTTTTTCTTTTCCGCTATAGATCGTATGAATAATCGACTCATCAAATGAATCATCATTTTGTGCATACGTTAAAAAGTCTGACCGCATCTGTTCTACTAGAGATGTAGTAGGTACTATGAGAAGCAGTCGTTTACCCTTCAACACATTCATGTAGAAGCGCAATAGTATGTAGATGATTAGTGATTTACCAGAAGCGGTAGGTGATACGAGTAATGCTCGCTTGTTACGTAAGCCGTGTGTAGCAGCTTCGTATTGATAATCTCTTGGTGTAAATGGAAGATGAAGAAACTTGGTAACAAATGTTTGAAGATCTTCTTCATTGACCTTTGTGATCTGACTTGGGAAATTTACTTCAACTTCATATTCGCGTTCTTCAGCGAATTTCTTAACATAACTTAATAGACCAACGTATAATGTATTTGAGCGTAGATCATAAAGTCTAATCTTTCCATCCCACATTTTATTCTTAAATGCAGGCATGAACTTATAACCTGGAACATAGAATGTGAAGTAGTCTGCTAGTTCTTGTCTAGCTCCACTTTCACATTCAATTCTCATGTGTACGTCATTAACTTTACTGACTACTATTTTTTCCATTATACACCGGAGGTAAACTGTCTCCACTTTATCATATTACCAATAGTCTGATGACGCCAAGTAATATTAGAAACGATATCTGATAAAGTATCTATTACAGTTTTCCAATACTCAATTTGAGATTGTAAAGTTTGAATATGCGGATCGCTTTCATAAAAGTAATCCATATCACTCTTCATCGGCTTTATAAGACCATCAAATGGATCATACTCCCAACCTTTTTCATCCATGGTTGTTTTGTCCATCTTGCCGTTATACCACATAAACTTATCCTTCAAGAGTTTTTTAAACTCCATCTCTTTACGGTGTTTTTGTAGTTTAGCTTGTGATAGGAGTTCTACATACTTAGCATGTAGTTTAGGAGTGTCACGAGAAGACTTATCAAGTTCGACATCATCGATCTCACAGTCTTTCTTCCAATTATCTAGTATCTGTTCAAGTGTTAGCATGTTATAAACCTTAGGGTTATTTTATACCCTATTATACCACATTTTTACGGAAAAGTAAACAGTTATTCGAACGTAAATTCGTCGTAACGGAATGTAATATCAACGGTGGCATATACAACATCTGCATCAGTTACAGTAAAATTGATATTACTCATTGAGGTTGGGAAAGCGTTCTTAAACACAAGTGTCTTATTAACGTTATTCTTGCTGTTTAAGATATAAATCGTTAAGTCATCAAATTTATCAGTCATGTGGTTGGCATTTATATTACGATATAACCAATCATAGATTTCCTTAAAGTTATTCATATCTTCTGCGACTAACATTGTAACTGTTAGTGGTTCAAATTGGATGAAATCTCCAGGGAAATAAGCTATTTGTTTGCCGCGCGCAACGGGTGTTTCATTTACCGACACAGTTGGTACACTAAATGTTTGCAGAAAATATGCTACGTTTGGAGCACGAGCAAATACCATCCTAAAGCCATTGGACGTGACTAAGAAATTTTTATTTTCTGTTACGGTCTTTCTAACGCCGTCAGATATGTCATAAGTTTTATGCTGCATTATTGATCTCCACGATATAATCTATTTATATCTCATCCAGATAAAAAAAGAGGGAACCGAAGTTCCCTCTCTAAGTTCTATACTTATTCTAATTCTTAGCTTGTATAGATTAAGCGTTGTCTAGAAGGCCTGTAACCTTGAAGATACGGAAGTAAACGTTAGTACGATTTAGACCAACATCATTAACCGGTGCTGAACCTGGGTTAGAGAATGGGTTTGCAATCATGCCATAACGTGTTTTGAAACCGATCTTAGGTTGGAAAGAACCTTGATCAACAGCACGAACCATTGTTAATGGTACATATGGAGCGTAGAATAAACCAGCGTCATATGGGTTTGTACCACGGTAACCAACAGTTACGTAGTCTTGTGTAGCATATGGATCGATGTACACTTTGATCTTGCCGTTTAGAACACCAGCAAATGTGTTGCCAGTATCATCAACTGCTAAGTCTGTTGACATAGCTGGGTTGTAAACTAACATACCTGAAGCAGCGAGGGCAGTTGCAACGTCTGATGAACAAACGATGAAGTTGCCTTTACCACGACGTGTATCTTTGGCGATCTTGTTCGCTTCGCGATCGATTTGAACTAGAAGACCTTTGAATTTCTCAACTGACCAACGACCATCAGCATCTGTAACCAAGTTAAATGTACCAGCGCTTGTGCAGTTAGCTGTTTGAGCACCTAACTTAGCTTTAACGTTGATTGTACGGATAACTTCACGGTTAATTTCAGCAAGAATTTCAGCTGAAAGGATGTTTGCTAATTCAGTTTCAGCGTCAAGACCATGAACAGCTTTCAAGTCTTGTGCTAATTCCATTGTGTACTCAGCTTTTAGAGCACGTGTCTTAGCAGTAACAGTTGCTTTTTCGATTGAGAAAGCCATTTGAGCGAAAGCGTTAGTTGAAGAATCACCTAAAGCTTCAGACTCAGCAGTAGTCATACCACCACCAACACCGAAATCGTCAGCGATTGTATCAGCACCTGAAGTACCTGAAGTACCTGAACCACCAGCGTTAACTGTTGTGTCTGTACCTGGTAGGGAATCAGATGAACCACCGTGTGTACCGTTCTTGTTAGTTGCTGTAGAACCGTTGTATGAAGATGATGAGAAATCTGTATCAGCTTCATTGTAAAGAGCTTCTGTACCGCTTTGTGAAACATAGCGTGACTTCATTGCGAAGATCAAACCAGTTGGACCTGACATTGGTTGAACACCAGCGATGTCATAAGCGATTAGGTTAGGCATTGAACGACGAACCAAGCTAATTAAGATTGGGTCGAAGTTAGCGATGCTTGCGCCTGTTGCGTTTGTTGGTGCAGATTCATTTAATGAACCATAAGAAGCTTGTGCACGCTCTTCAGCAAGTGCCTTCTCTTGGTTTTCTAGGATAACGGCAGTAACTGCGCGTTTGTATGGGTCTTTAATCGCTGGAAGATCTGCGTGATCTAGGACTTCAGCCCATTTTTGTTGTGCTTGTTCAGCTAAAAACATGTTATGTTTCCTCTTTATTTTTTAGTAGTACGGGATATAGCGCTTAAATAAGCTGCCATACGTGGAGAAGCTGTAGCTTGTTCTGCTGGTTGCTCGTCAGTTTCTTCAGTGATTGTTGTAGAAGTTGCAGCCTTCTTAGTGAAGTGAGCTTCTTTAACGATTGAAACTTTTCTTGCGAATGCTTCAGAATCATCAAAGTCGATACCTTCAACTAATGACTTAAGCTTTTCAGCGTCAGTCGCGATCATGCCTTCAGTAGCTTCACGAACAACTTTTTCACGTGTAAGTTCTTCAACTTGTTGTGCAAGCGCAACAGATTTCTCTGTATTAGCTTGTAGTTGTTCTTCAAGTTCTTCAACTTGTTCAGCTAAGCCGTCAACTAGATCAGCTTTACCTTCTGGAACTTCAACATAGTGTTCAACGAACACTTGTTTTAATGAATCAATGAAGCTCTCAGCGATCTCAGCACGAAGGCCAGTTTCGATAGCGAGTTCATTTTCTTCAATCCACTGTTCAACGACGTAGTTGAGATAACCATCGATTTTCTCTACTAGTTCAGAACGAATGCTTTGTACTTCTTCATCTAATTTAGATTGATACTGCTCTTCAAGTTTTTCTGTTTCCACAGCTACACGAGATGTTAAAGCAGCTTGGAATAGGACCGCAGATTTCTCTTTGAATTCCTCTGACAAGTTAGAATCGGAGTCAGCAAGAGCTTTTAGGTCTTCCGTAACATCGATAGCAACTGCAGGTT